ACATTGGTTGTCGGGTTTTCGAGGAGTGTCTCCCCGTATCCTTCAGCGTGTATGTGTATGTGGTATTTGGGCCACTACTACAATAACATCAAAGGTGCCTTTCTCACCGCTGATCCCGCCGCGTTCATTATCATGCGCGCGGCGTTTTTCTCAGCAATATCCATGACACCGTTACCCAGGGCCGACCCGATCCGCTGCAGCCGGTCCCAATACCCCAAAGTCGATGGACGATGGTAGGTGTGGGAGGCGTATGCAGGATTGCTCGGATCAAAGCGGACTCGCCACTCACAGCAGACCAGAACCTGCAGTGGGACGTTATTGGGGTTGTAAATAAATATGGGAGCAAATCCATCGCTTCGAAGAATGTTATCTGACCACGTGAACGCGGTTTCCGTAGCATCATCCAATGGCCTGAAATCGGCCAAAGCATTCATGTCATACGGGACTGTGTCTACTTTTACTCCTCGAAGTGCCAACTTACCAGCGGCACACAACTCCGGGTTGGAATATGACACCAGATCCTGTGCCAATTGCTCCCAAGAACGAGTGCTACCACCAGGGTTCAACAATTGTTTCGCCCTACCAATGTAGACGATACCGGAAGTGGTTTGTAACGCTTCTGGATTCATAATGTGCACAGTGAATGCAGCAGGAGTGACCTTTGCATCCGACCAAGCACCTGAACCCATCGCGGTGAACACGTTCCTGTACGCCCCACTAGCGGTGTTGATGGCGTTGTTACTATTACCTACATTATGAATGGAACAAACCTTACTCCAAGACTCTCCAGTGTGGTCCCCAACAATGGAAGACCTCATCGGACCGAAGAGGCTGAATCGATCGCTTGTAGGAACGACCTCAGTTGTTCTGATAACGGTATAATCACCCACAGCGCGAGGGAGAGGAACGTGAGTTGGATCAAACGCATCAAGTCCTTTGACGATAGTCTGCGGTTTAGCAGCGTCGCCAAAGGCGTTGTTAACGCTGAGACTGACGTTCTGGGTGACTCCTGGTACACCACGGGTCCTCTTCCGTTTCTTACCCCCTCCTCCACCACCGTTGGGCTTTCTGCCCCGTCCCTTATTACCACCGTTGTTGCCATTGTTTGACATTCTACGGCTATTGTGTTACTATTAATTAGGTATGTGTGTGTGCAATATGTGTGTGCTGAAATTTGCAGGGCCCGCCCGCCCTCCAAGACACTCAGACCCGACAGGTCCGATTACTCGCGCGCGACGGCATCCCTCACGACGACGAGGGACGGGTCGGCGGCCATTACCTCCGTGATACGGCAAGAGGTAAGGTCTTTCTTGCTTTTGGCTGCATTGAGCGCGGTGATTAGACACTCAGTGTCCAATACGCCGTCCCAACTTGCATATGCAGCACAAATGCGGTCGGCGACCACCTTTACACATATGTCACGATCGCTCGGATCATATGGGTAGGGACTAGATGTCTCGAGCTTGTACATCTCGTCGGCGGTTGCCTTCTGCAGGCACTTAGTAAGCCCATAAATGCGCTTGAGTGCCCTGCAGTATTCCCCCACCACTGGGGTATGGGCATCGGTTACCAGATAGCCTTCGACCTTGTTGGCCAATCCGGCGATCACGTCCTTGTTCACGACTACGGGAATACGGGCGAGAGCGCGGGTGGGTTCACAGATCGAGGTAAGGCTGTGTTCAGGATTCACGTACACACGGGATAGCATCACGACTGGTTCGCCCTTGGCCGTCGGTTCAGCGACTTTGATGATCATACCCAAGTCACTGGCCGCGGTTTTCAGGTCAAACCGTGCGTTGGCGAGTCCGTCATCACCAAAGATGACTCCGATGGACTCAAATGCTGCCGTGGGAGCCAGACCAGCATTGCGTGCCGCGGCATATTGCGTAAACGCGCCAGACCAGCAGTTGCAATCCGTGGTGTCCGATTTGCCGCTCAGATTCATCGAACCGGATGCGAATTTCATGCGCTTCCCGAGTTCAGAGAACAGTGGCAGCTTGATCACGCGGTTGGTGTTGCGAGATAAAGCTGCGTCAATCGCGGCGTAGTGCTCCTTGGAGTAAGCCGAGCGAACGTGGTGGCCATACTGTGCGACGTTGAAAGGCCCGTGCGTCCCGTCCATCTTGCTGAAATCCGTATCGCAAGTGGGTCCATCGACCGACTTCACGAAGTTTGTTACCGCCTTGGCGGTGTACTCCGGAGTTAAGCCGACGATGTACGGGGTTTTGACGCATGTATCGCCATCAATCCTCTTTATGGCATTTGCCTTGTGCCAGTCCTTGAGCGGGAAGGTGAAACGCGCGACGAGGATGAGTGTCTCGACCTCGACCGGAAAAATGAGCCGGGAGGGAGCTTTCTTCTTCAACGCGCCTTCAGTGACTTCCTTCTTCAAGAAAGCCATGACAGCTTCAAGCTTCTCAGACGGGAGACGCAGTTCGTTGGCCAGGTACCGCCGTGTCTTGGTCGGTGTGTTGGCGAGACGAGTAATTGTCTCCTGACGAGTGAGTGGAGTGAGCTTCAGCTCGGTTGCTGGGAACATCAACGAGTTGAATTCCTTCGCGTAGTCCACGTACTTGTCGGGCACTTTGGCCACGTTCTTCACGTCCGTGACGCGCTCTTTCACAGCGCCCGCGGCGTTGTCTGCATGTGCAGTCGCCGCAGCAGCGGGAGTGACGAGAGGCGGGGCAACTAGACTCGCAAACGGGATCCCAGGATCAGTAATGGGACCACGAGTGAAGTTCACGGGATCACTGATTTCAGTGGGCGCGCGAGCGGCTTGAGCC